TAATAACCCCGCTAAAAAGATTATTTTCTAAGCCTGTTTTAATCGTTGCAGGTGTGTAGTTATGATCGTATGCACTAAAGTCTAGGTCGCTTAATTTGTTATCTTTTATAAAGTCTTTGATCTTTATAGTGTCTCCGAAAAATTCAATCTTATAATTTACTGGTACGTTACTTTTTAAACTTGCTCCGTTTAATTGTATCTTTCCTTTCTTATAAGTTATACCACCTAAATCTATTCTTGCATCTACTTTTATTCTTGCGTCAAATCCGTTTACTATTTGAGCATCGTAGTAATGTTTAAAAATAGAATTGTTATTATCATCGGCAGGAACAGAAAAAGATTGTGTAAAGTCAGTAAACACCTTTGTCAAATCCTGCAAAGATTGAACAGACCTTTTAAGCCTTATCTTTTCGTCAGGAAACAACGTAATTCTTTTACCTTCTACGTATAAAGCTAGGTCAATGTTAGACATTCTGTACGGTATCAAATGAGTTTTTAAAATCGATAGTGTAATTAATTAACTTATCGTTTATCTTGCTTAATACTTTAAGTGATTTAGTATCTACGTTAACTGGTACGAATGTTCCTGCGTTGTTAAAAAAAACATATTCACTATTTAAAATACCTCTAATAACTTCATTTTGTGTTTCATTAATATAGCCAGTGTTTAGCGTTATAGTTTCCCTTGCGTTCTTATTTCCGCTCCTGTATAGGTGTCTGGTAATATCATATGTACCACCTAACACAAAGTTATTTTTAAACTCTCCTTCCTCTGTAAATGATACGTTTGATTCTTTAGCCTTAAAGAAAGTGAATGATTCAAACACCCCAAACTTATTTAAGAAGTAGACTATTTGTGGTGTATATTTACACTCTTCTACTACCTCAAAAATATAAGTGTCGTTAACGGTAAAAAAAGTACTTTCACTTGAACCTGTGTCATAAAAATAATAGACTATTGAATTTTCTGCTGTGTCTCCTTCAGGTCTTGTTTCTGTATCTAAAGTAACCCCTTGATCATTTTTTATAGTTAATATGTTACCCGCTATAAATGGTATCATTAACTGACCTCCTTTTAAAATTTGATTATTAAGAGATGTTAATAGTATTATTTTATCATTTAACAAGTTAATACCCTCAGAATATTTAGAATAACCCCTTGTTGTTAGCGCATTTTTTAGCCTTTCAGTGGGCGTTGTGCTTATATCCGTTGAAGTTGTTATAGTTGTTGCTACGACTGAACCTAATGAGCTATTTACTGAGCCATTAATAGCGCTATACACTGGCTTAGGATTAAGAAAATCTAAGGCAAACCTAGAAATAAGGACGTCGAAATATTCCCAATTGACGCTAGGGCTAAATATTTTTTTAATATAGTCAGGAGTACCCAACGGGTCGTAAAAAGCTCCACTTCTAAAATACATTTTAATCTCTATAAAAGCCTCTGTAGTTATATCTCTACTAAGATAGTAGTTTGATCTCGCCAAAAGTAAACCAGTAGTATCTGTAACTGGTATAGAGTAGTTACGTATCACGGTAGTAAATCTTGGCAAGTTAGCCTGACCTACTATTATATTTCCAAATTGGTAAGAGTTAACGGTGCTTTTTATCGTAACTACTGCGCCTGATATAGTACACTCATACTCCCCACCCGCTACATAGTCGGCATCTATTGCAGCCTTGTAAAATTGTGCTTGAGTAACTGCACTATCGCCTTGTGTAAATTCATTAGCTCCTGACCTTGTAGTTACTATAATCTCATTTAGTTTAAAACGTATGTCGGTGCTTACGTTTAAAACAACTACATTAAAAGCGTCAAAATCTGAGTCTGTTACAAAAAAGTCTGTGAAAGTGATATCTATTTCTGAGAATGTAGCCATATATTTATAACGAAATTTATACTATTTTTGTTTAAGTAGTGCTAAATCTTAATAGATCGTCAAGTTCTAAAGCGTAAGCCTTGACAATATCATCTGGCAATTTTTTAAATTCATTCTCAAAAGGAGTAGTAAAAAATTTAGTTGTCTTTAATCCTGTATGAAAAACAGAAGTAGCAACGGCAAGACCAAAATCTTTAAATGTTGTGAATTGTCCGTTTGCTCCGCGCGGCTTGATGCCTTTTTGTTTGGCCCATTTTTCAAATATATGCGCTGGTGGTTTTTTAGTCTTGTAAGAAAAGGGGCTATTAATTACCCGCTTTTTTTTGTATTCTTCTCCCTTTACAAGTTTACCATTAACAATTTTGTCAGCTCGTTTACCGCCTACACCCTTAACTCCTGAGTCAAAGAATTGCCAGTAGTCCGTCATTGGAAACGATAGGCTAAATGAGTTCGGGCTAACGGTTAAACTATACTTTGTACCCTTGTATAAGTCTCCGCTTGCGTTGTTCTTATTTTTAGTTAGGTAAGATCGTGATTGTTGTTGTACCCTTTTACCAAATGTATCTAAGGCTTTCTCTACGGACATATAGACATGATATCGTTAGGCACTTCTATAAGTAAGTCAAGCTGATAACCTACTAAGCCGTTTTTTTGATTCCTTACCTTATTAAAAGTACTATTACCTGAGACACTTATAACTGCATTACGTGCTAACTCATTATAAGCACGTCTAAGCGACTGTAAAGAAGTGTTATATACATCTTGTCTGTTGTCGTTAGTTGTGAATTTGTCGGTGCTTATGATCTTGTTGAAGTCTATTTGATCTATAACCTGAATAGACACGTTGAACTGGAAATTATTTTCTGTAAACGTTCCATCGTCAGCGTCTATGTGAGCCAAAGGATAAATATTTTTATTCGCTATATCTATCCTGTCTAACTCCTCGCCCTCGGTAACTGTGTTTATATCTATGTCTGCTGATAGAATTAATAGAAGATAGTTAAGGAGTTGAGTGTATGCGTTCATATAGTTAGAACGATATACCTACTGTTTTTGTTTAAGTTCCGATTCCTTGACGACTATCCAATATGGAACGCCATAATAAATATCTTCTATTACACATTTGTATTCTAAATAATAATCCCATTCAGGATTCAATATTACATAATTATTATCTTCTGTAATTCTTTCTACTTCTGTTTCTTTACCTTCGTAAATTACTGATTCTCCTATTTTAAATATACTCATGTTTATTGTTTTTGTTTACTTACTTGGTGTAAGTCGTTGTGGTAGGACATATCTAAGAATGCTTCATGTACTCGCATTTCTTCTGCTTGCTCCATCGTAAAGTTAAAGGATGCCATTAATACTCTTATGTGGTGATACCATCCCCAACGCTTGCCGAAGTTATTCTTTATGTTTGTTGCGTCTTCTGTTCCGTTTGATTGGAATACCTCAGGGTACAACTCAGTAATACGTCTCTTAAATCCAAAAAAAAACCTACTGCCGAACGTACAACGTCCATAGGCAACTGGTGTATATCGTTTATATGTTTCGGCTCTCCATCGTATTTATTTATAGTATAAGACTTACCTAGCTTTTGATTAATCGGTCGGTAAAGCACGCTCATAAACTCATCTATTCTACTTTCATCTTCTGTATAAAACATCTCTAAGTCTCCATATTCCGCAACGCTTATATCGTCAAGGTTAGGAATGAATCCCAATCCCTTATGCTGCAGGATCAAATCCCCTGCGTTCTCGTTTAAGGTTGCTGTAAGAATGTTAACGATCTCTTTATAATCCTTAATAGGTATCTGATCGACTTCTTTAGTGCTCAACTTACAAAAAACGCTTACCATCTTCTTATCTGCTTTCTCTTGGGTAATCTCTTTGTTAGCGTTCAGATACTGATTGTATGTCATGAACTGGATTAAAGTAATCTCGCTTAGTTCTGTGGGTGTGTTTATTGTCATTCTTTTAAATATTTATTGTAACTATATTGAACTTTGCTGTAAACAACGTCGTTATTATCTTCGTCTTCGTAAATTTTAGGCTTATACCTATTAAGGTCGGCCCAATCTTCAAATGATAGTTTATCACATTGGACACCAAAAACCTTAGGATAGTCTTTTTTTAAAGTCTTTTTTAACGGGCTATTTTTATTTAATTCAGCGTATAGCTTAATAATTAAATAACTGCTAATCTTTAATTTTTTCATTTTTTTTTAATTTGATTAACTTATTTGGTTTGTATTCGTTAATATATACGTCCTTTGCCATGTCTATAAACTCTTCTTCTGTAACGTGTGGGCAATATGTAAAAATTGCGGCATATTTTTCTGTTAATCCGTTTTCTGTGGATTGATATGCGTACATCATTTCTTCATTTACAACGCACATATAAGTTATTTGACCCAATAAATCAAACCATTCTTTATTAATATTTAAACGGCTTATAGTTAAATCTTCTTTATTTATCATATCGTAAATATACATAAAAAAACCCTACCGATTAAAGTAAGGTTTAAAATTATTCTCTTATTCTCTTGGACTCTTTTACTTTGTGTAGAGGCTTTAGATTAGGCATTGTTTTTAAAAATTCTTTTTTGCTTTTATAAAACCAATGTGATACAGTGTATCTTCTAAATCTACTATCATAACAAACATACTGCCATTCATAAACAGGCTCTTTTTTTATTATTTCAGCCCATAAGCCTTTATCAAAAATAAGGTTACCTAGATTTCTCCTACCTATAATAACTTTTCCATGTTCAAAAAAAAACTCTTCTTTAATTCTTTCAACAGCATCAAAAAAAGTTAAACACTCATGGTTACCACTCTTATAACCTCGTTTCTTAGCCTCTGCTATAAGAGCTGTTGATACTTCTTCTTCGGTTGCTAGTGTAAAAGAATATTTAAAACACATACCTAATTGGTTACTCCAATCACCCCTTACATTAAAGCCGTAGTTACTAAAACTAGCGTCTTTTTTAAAACAAATTAAAAACTTATTGTATTCCGTACTCTTATACCACTTACCAACCTCTAGCGTTGGCTCAAACAAAGTGGGAAAGTCTTTTTCTATCCTAGTCTTAAATGATTGACAAGCGTCGTTGTGGTAGCTCTTAATCTTTTCTTCTGTTACTTCTATTTTCATAATATTGTTTTTTAATTAGTGTAAATATAATACTTATTTAATTTAGAATGATTATAAATTAAGGTCTTATTGGCTTCATAGGAATTTGATATTGAATACCTACAAACCCACTAAAGTCTACCTGTAAAGAATCAAACGTATAATTTGCATCCTCTCTGTACAAAGTGTTTTTATCTATCCTGTGAGATAATTGTCCGATCAACTGCACTTTAAAATTAGCTCCTATTGGGTAAGCTAAAGTTAATGAAGATGCAAAGCCTATAAATGCAGCGTCTACCTTCTTATTAACCTGAGTTAATTCTCTTACTGTCATTCCATAATTGAGTAAAGCAGTAGCCTCTAGTTTATCAGTCCAAAAGAGGTTAAATTGATTAAATGTATATCCTACATTCAAAGAATATCGATTGTAAGAGCTTCCGTTAAGCTCTGCATATTCATACTCCACTCCCACAATATAATAGCCCAAATCTCTTTGGTTGTCTTGCAGGTCAACCCTTAAGATAGTGTTATGCGTGAAGGGATCATTGCCGTTGCCATCTCCGAATATTGCTAGCCTTGCATCTTGATTGATACTTACCGCTATATCACTCTGAGCGTTGGCAGTTAATGCGATGATTAATAATAATAATGTTGTTTTTAAAGTTTTCATTTTGTTTTATTTTTAGTTAATGTGTAAATTTCAATGATTGCTGAGTCGATTACTGGACGTTTAGAACTGTTTTGATAACTCTCTTTAGTTGAGTAGTTAAAGATCTTGCTTATCTTCTCGTTGCTTAGTCCTAGATCTTTTCGTACTTGTTTAATTGTCATTTGTTTATTTTTTGGTGTCACAAGGC